GTGAAGGTACGGCGAACGCCCAGGGGGCCGGTGGAGGCGCTGTTCCCGCTGCGGCCGGACTGTGTGCGGCCGGTGGCGAAGGGGGGGGAGCTGCTGGGCTATGTGTACGAGACGGACGGCGGGAAGACGCCCTACCTGCCGGAAGAGATGATCGACGTGAAGTACCCAAACCCGCTGGATGTGTTGGAGGGGTTGGGGCGCGGGCGGTCGCCGCTGATGGCTGCGGCCTACGTCGGCGACGTGGACAACGCGACGACGAAGTTTCTGAAGCAGTTTTTCGACAACGCGGTGGTGCCGTTCGGCCTGCTGAAGAGCAAGCAGAAGCTGGTGGACAGCGAGGTGGCGAGGATCAGGGCGAGGATCAGGGCGCAGTATGCGGGGATGAGCCACTGGGGCGATGTGATGATCCTGGATGCGGACGCGGAGTACCAGCGGCTGGGGCTGTCGATGCAGGAGTTGGGCTTCGAGCATCTGGACGCGCGCAACGAGGCGAGGATCTGCTCGGTGCTGAAGGTGCCGCCCATTTTGGTGGGGGCGAAGGTGGGGCTGGATCGCTCGACGTTTGCGAACTATGGCGAGGCGCGGACATCGTTTTGGGAAGACACGATAGGCCCGTTGTATCTGCGCTTTGAAAACCAGTTGAACCTGCAACTGGCTGAGCCTGATTTCCAGGACGCGTGGCTGCGCTATGATTTCAGCAATGTGCCTGCGCTGCGAAAAGATCAGACGGCGACGTGGGAGACGGCGGTACGGGCGTTCCTGGGTGGGGTGGCCACGAGGAATGAGGCGCGCCGGCTGGCGGGGCTGCCGCCGACGGATGCGGCGCAGGATGGGTTTCGGGCGGCGGAGGAGCAGCAGATCGGAGTCCCCGCGATTACGCAGACGCCGGCGCGGGTGCGGACAGACCGGCCAGAGCAAGGGGGGGAGAACGAGGCGGACGCGTTGGAGGAGGGCGGCAAGGGCCAGAGCCCTTTTGGTTGGGGTGGAAGGGCTATCCATAATGGGGATTATTCGACGGGTTCAGGACTGTCAGTCCTCGGAAGGACTGACAGTCCGAGCGACGAGGATGGCGACAACGCTGAGAGGGTTGAGCTGGAGCGCAGGGCGGCCCGGCGAATCGGGGCGGCCCTGGGCGAGCAGTGGGCGGCGATCCGGCCGGAGAGCGACGAGGATGTGGCGCTGATGGAGACGAGGCTGGCGGATGCTTCGAAGGGTCTGCGGGATGCGGTGTATCAGGCGCTGCGGCCGGCGGCGCTGCTGGGTGTGACGGCGGCGCGGCGGGCGGTGGGTCTCGATACGGCTGCGGCAGCCTACTCGACCAGCGGAGGCGAGGGGAAGCCGGGCGGGATTGGGATTGACTGGACGCTGGTGGCGACGTATGTGTTGGAGTGGCTGGATGGCTACGCATTTGAGCTGATCCGGGATTTGGATCAGACGACGCGGGACACGCTGCGGGGCGCGATCCAGCGCTGGGCGCAGAATGGGCTGCCGTTGGCGGACCTGATTGACGAGCTGGTGACGCTGGGGATCTGGAGTCGGGAGCGGGCTGAGTTGATCGCTTCGACGGAGATCACCCGGGCGTATGCGCAGGGGCAGATCAGGGCGTGGCAGCAGACGGGCGTGGTGCGCTCGATGCGCTGGAATACGGCGAATGACGAGCGGGTGTGCCCGATCTGCGGGCCATTGGGCGGCCTGGAGTGGAGCGAGGGTGAAACGGTGCCTGGCAGTATTGATCAGCAGTTGGCTGATGGCGTTGTGACGGAGCTGGGCAGCCCGTTTGTGCATCCGGGCGGCGGCGGCCGGGCCGGGCGGTTCGAGGGTCGAACGTATGAGGCGCCGCCGGCGCATCCGAGGTGCAGGTGTTGGGTGACGGCGGTGGTGTAGGTGACTGGGTGATTGGGTGATTGGGTGATTGGGTATTATGAGTGACGCGTATGTGCGGATTGAGGGATTGGACGAGTTGATTGCGGCGGTCGGCCGGCTGGAGTCGTTGCAGGTGCTGCGCGACACGATGGAGACGGCGGTGGAGCGGGTGCGGACGCAGATCGCTGTCTATCCTCCTCCACCGGCGGGGTATCGGATGGTGTGGAAGAGCGAGAAGCAGCGGCGCTGGTTTTTTGCGGCGCTGCGCGAGGGCCGGATCAGCGTGCCGTATCGACGAACGGGGACGCTGGGACGGCGCTGGACGACGGAGGTCAGCCGGCAGGGCGATGACCTGGTGGGCAAGGTGGGCAATGTGACGGTGTACGGGCCGTTTGTGCAGTCGGTGGACGAGCAGGCGGCGGTGCATCGGGGCCGCTGGCGGACGGATGAGCAGGTGGCGCGGCTGATGGAGCCGCAGATCCAGGCGTTGTTCGAGGCGCGGATACAGGCGGCGATGCCGTAGGGGGCATCGATTGCGGCAATCGTGCCGCATTCATGCCCGTACAAAGGGGCGCAGGATGGTTTGCGCGCGAACGTTGGTGAGTGAGGTGTGATGATGCCGAGTGTACAGGCGCCGGTGGCGTACCGGACAAAAGCAGCAACGATCAGCAGCGCGGCGGTGGCGATCAGCGCGGCCGGCTGGAGCTGGACGGCGGGCGATGTGGCGGCGGCGGACCGGGCGGTGATCACGGTGCACACGCAGCCGGCGGTGATGACGTGGGACGGGACGACGCCGACGGCTACGGTGGGGATGTACCTGGCTGCCGGGGCCACGGTGGTGGTGAGCGGCAACAAGAACGTGCAGGCGGTGCAGTTGATCCGGCAGGGCGGCTCGGACGCGACGGTGAGCATCACGCTGGAGAAGTTTAGCTAGGGCGGCCCTCCGCTCCGCTGCGCTACGGGACTGCGTCAACATGACAGGGTGATTGGGTGATTGGGTGATTACTATGGAACGCAAAGCGGGACATGAGTGGAAAGAGATTGTTGACCGGGTGGTGACGGGGTTCTCGTCGATCTTCGGGAACGTGGACGACGGGGGCGACGTGATCGAGCCGGGTGCGTACCGGAAGACGCTGGCGGAGCGGGGCGGCCGGCTGCGCTGGCTGTGGCAGCATGACGCTGGCCAGCCGCCGATTGCTAAGATCGTGGAGATCCGGGAGGCGGGGCGGGATGAACTGCCGGCGGAGGTGCTGAGCCAGTTTCCGGAGGCGAGCGGGGGCCTGCTGGTGAAGCGGGAGTACCTGGACACGCCGCGCGGCAACGAGGTGCTGGCTGGCCTGCGGGCCGGGGCTATCGGCGAGATGAGCATCGGCTATGATGCGATCCAGGCGGAGTTTCCGCAGGGCCTCCAGGTGGCGGGGCGGCCTGTGCGGCGGCGGCTGAAGGAGATCCGGCTGTGGGAATGCTCCGATGTTCTATGGGGCATGAACGCGGCGACGGCGAACCTGAAGGCGCTGGAGCGGAAGGCGGTGGCGGAGTGGATCGAGAGCCGGATCCACCTGAACTTTACGGAGATCGCCGACGATCTGTTTGGCAACGGCCTACTGACGCGCGAGGAACGGATTGCGCTGTCGGGCCTGATCGGCGACGCGCTGGAGGCGTTCAACGCGGGCATGGCTGCGAGCGATGTGCTGGCGGGCGTGCGGCAGCGGGAGCGCTGGGAGGAGCCGGGGCGGGATGAGACGCCGCCGGCGCCGGCGATGATGGAGATGATGGCCATGCGGCAGCGACGACTGGCGGTGATGGAGCGGGCGCTGCGCGTGGTGTCATAGTGTGACGGCGAGTCGCCTGCACGCGGCGGCCTGGCCGCTCTCTCCCACTACCTGGCGGTGTGGTCGAGGGCACCAGGGATGCGGCGCCGGGGCGCTCGGCGAGGGTGTGGAAGGCTGAGGATAAAGGGCGTTATTATTATGCGCCCGGGCATGATGCGGACATCATGCCCCTACGAGATTGATTGAGGAGATGCGAGATGGACCACAAGGGACTGTATGCAGAGTCGATGCGCCTGGTGAATGAGGCGCGGGCGCTGCTGACGGAGTATGAGGGCAAGGAGATGCCGGCGGAGACTGCTGAGCAGTTCGACCGGCTGATGGAGGCGAGCGACCAGGCGAAGCAGCGGGGGGACCGGATGGCCACGCTGATGGAGCGGGACGCGGAGCTGCAGGGCAAGACGGCGAGCGCGCCGGGCGCCTCGGCGAGCTTCGATGGCTTCGAGGATTTCGAGGACACGCTGAGCGAGCCGCTGCGCAAGGCTGCGGTCAGGCTGGCCAGCCCGGAGAACACGCTGGGCCGTGCGGATAACGTGGCGCAGGTGAAGGCGGTGGCGGAGCAGCTCTACCCGGCGAAGAGCTACGGCGTGAGCACCTTCGAGGAGCTGCGCTGGAAGCACTGGCAGGCGTTCGGCAAGTGGGTGCGGGGCGGCTCGAGCGCGCTGGACAGCACGGAGCGCAAGATCGCGTTCGGCGGCCGGATCATCCTGACGGGCAAGCAGATCGCCACGGCGCTGCGCGGCGGCTTCGGCCCGGCGCAGTTGAAGGACCTGGTGGAGG